CAAGGAGGGCAATTCGGAACGCTTTCATCGCCCCCGTACTCGCACCGACTGCGGTTGCGTAGAGTGCCTGTGCTGCTGCTTGGCCTTGGGTTATCAGGATGCTATCCTTGTTGAGGAGGTTGGCGACCTGTTGCACCCCGTTGGCCAAAGCCATCGCCCCTTGGACCTTGAGCAACGCTTTCTGCAAATCCTCATTCTCGGAGCCGAATAACGCTACTGCACCTTGAGCGATTTGGAATCCAGCCGTTATCCCTTGGACCGCTGCAACGAAGGTGTCGATGTTGCGAGTGTCGCTTGCAAGGTTCTTAATCCTTTGGCTTGTATCCCCGATTTGGTCCTTCAGTTTACCTGCCTCCTGCTCCATTTGCTTGAAAGCCTTGGTCCCGGATTCCCCGGCCAAAGCCATCTCGGTCAGCGTCTTTTGGAGTTCCCTAAGCCGTTGTTTAGCACTCGTCGTGCCTTGTGCGGTCGAGTCTTTAAGTCCTACTTCGAGGACGATTTCTTTTGTAACTGCCATTATCCGGGGGTTGGTAGTTCAGGGTTTACGGGTGGTTCATAGCCGGGGTCTGCTGGGTCAGGGTCGATAGGTCCATTGTATCTTGCCGACGGGTCGTTGGCTATCGGTGTCGTTGATGTCGGTGCAAATTCAGCGAGGTTTAGAATCCTTCGGAGCGTTACCCGGCACGGCTTCATCTGCCCGACCAAGTAATCCCGGACCTCAAGCAGTCGCCAGCGGATGCCTCCGTAATAAATCGGCTTTCGGAAGTCGAGTTGGTAGATGTCTGCTGGGCTTATCATCATCGTCAACTCCAACTGCAACGCCTCGCTTGAAACGGTTTCGCTGATGTAATTGAGCCAGTATTTGTTGTAGAGGTTGTTGTTCGTGTAGTTGACAAAACTACCTGATGCGTTGACTGCGTTGTAGAACACGGTCCGAGGCTGACCAAAGGCCAAGTCCATCGTTGGTGCGTAGGGGTTATCAATGTGGCTGATGAAGGGGAGTTTGGTTTGAGGAACGGCCAAAGGAACGCCAATCGTACCTGTTACCCCGTACTGATACCGCCATTCAGTCGGTGGGGTAATGAGGTTGTATTGAGCCAATCGGTAACCCGTTTGCAGGGCTTTGATGTTTCCACTCGTAAAGGTTCCCTCCAAGTCCCAAGTCCTGCCCACAATTTTGTCGGTCGTGAAGGATGCAGGGATAAGTGTTCCAGCGATGGTTTCTACAATCTTGTCGCCCTTGCCGTAAAAGTTGGCCGTGTTAAAGATTCGGCCTCCGTACCCTTCCCGTGCAAGCGGATAGGACTGCTTGTACGTTTTGGACAGGTAATCGCCCATATCCTTGTACTTGAATATGACGTTGGTGTAGGCATTCGGGTCGCCATTGGTCAGGACCTGCTCCTGATTCTCGTCTGCCTTCTGCGACCAGTCCACCGAACCGCTGGAGTAGAAATCCACCCAAGGCTCGATGTATAGCAACTTCGGGTCTTGGGGGTCCGGCATGAACTGGAGGTTGAACATCTTCTGCAAGTCCTCCAATAGGTCGCTCTGCTTCACGTCAGCAGGTAGTGCGGTCCTCATGTCAAGCGTCCCGATGCTTTGAGGGTTTTCGAGGCAAATCATCTGCAACGTGCCTCCTGATTTGAAGGTTATGGACGTGGCCCCCTCCGTTTCATCGTACCTGAATTTGACGACTGCATTTGCTGGGATGGTTACGTTCTCAAAGTAAACATTCCCCGATAGCGGATAACTTGACCGGGTAAGGTCAACCGTTCCAACCAAGGCAAGCGTTGAACTCGTGGCCGTGTTGTAAACCGTGAAGTCGCCTCCTGCAACGCCATCAACCCCGAAGGTTACACCGCTGACAACGTAGGATAGGTTGATGTTCCAACGAGTCGGAACGGCTGGAGCGATGAAGGTGCTGGATGATGCGACCCAGTAACCGCTATTGTCGTAGAAGGGTGATACGTTGTCCCTGCTGAACTCAAAGTTGATGGCTGGCCCTGCGAGTGATGCGCTGACTGAACCCGTTGCTTGAGCGAAGATGTTGGACCCAGATAGGTTGGTAGCCATCAAGCCGTTTGCGTACGGGATGACCAGTTTGCCGAATGTCGCAGAGTTGAAGAAGTTGGATGAGTATCGGAACCCTGCCTCGGTGAAGATTAAGTCAACCATCTTCTTGACGTAGATGGAAGGGCCGAGCCTCCACCAAGGAACGTCAAAGTTCCCAAGGGCCTGCACGTCGTTGAACCCTGCCGAATCCACCAAGCCGTAAACGTAACCGCTCGATGCCGTACCGCTTGCCGTCCAAGTTCCCGAAACGTGGCCCGAATTGGGGACGTGGTTCATCCCTGTAACGCCAGCCGTGTTTACGAGCATATTGCCCTCAATGGCTTTGAAGAGGCTCACGTTGTCCGTAAATAGCCCGACTTCGTAAGTAACCTGTCCCTTGATTTTAGCCATGGACAGGAGTTGCAGAACTCCGCTGAATATCTGCACCCCATCCTCCCACATCGCTGCACGAATGCGCTTGTTGGGTTGGAATCCACCCACAAAGGACTGGATGTTGTAAGCGTAGCCAAAGCACTCCCTGTTGGTAGGCGTATTAGGTAACTGAATCGTCTTGCTGAAACTGCCTCGCTGCTTGGTTACGTCCTCGATGTCAGAAATGGAATAGGTCAGGGCGATGTCAATCTCGCCCATCGTGTCAAGGACGTAGGGAACCTCTGCGTTTGATTCGTTGAGAGGGTATGCAATTAGCGTAACGCTCATAGGATGTTGTTCTTGTAGGCTACGGCAATTTCAACCTGCAACTGCGTGAGGCGGTCGTTCCTTCGGGTCGTGAATTGGTAGGTGTTAGCGTTTACAATTGCCTCAACGAGTTGCCCATCCAGTTCAAGCCACACCTGTCCCGATCGGATCATCTCGATAAGCCAAGCGGATTCGGCATCCGTCAGCCAGTCCGAGTTGAGTGCGTAAACGTAGTCAAAGTCGCCTGCCCAAACTTTGTCGTAGGTGGTGGTCGCATAAACGTCCGAGTTGTAGCCGAACGTCTGCCTGCTGATGTTGGCTCTCTTGCGGTTCTTGAGCGTAAAGGTGTAGGAGTCAATCCCTCCGTACTTGTTTTGGAAATGGACAGGAATGGAGTTGAATCGCTGGCATTGCCCGATGACGTACCTCTGACGAATCGTGATGTTCGCCCCCTTTTGGAAGTAAACGTCGTAGAAGTCCCCGGCATTGCCTTGGAAGTTGACTGACCCTGCCAAGCCGTCCGAGCATTGTCCCGACGTGAGAGCCTTGAGGTTCATTGGCCCGACCCCGAAGCGGACGACATTCGACCCTGATACACTCGACGCAGAAACATCGAACTGCCTCGCAAAGGTCGCTCCTGTTGCGCTCCAATACTGGATATAAGCCTTCTCGACTCCGTAATTGAACTGCCCGATGGAAAGCCATCCGTAGCCGTCGGCATAGACGGTGCGAGTCGTCGGGGTTGTCAGCATTCGGGTCGTGTCGTTGACGATAGCACCGCTTGGGAAGTACAGACCACCACTCCAAGTCGCAAGTTCTAACTGCTCCAAGTTTCCTGCAAAGGCAACACGGCCCGACACGGTTGTAACGGTTCCTGTGTACACGACTGGGGTGTTGCCGTATTCCTCCATGAAGTCCAATCGGTACCCAGCATAGTACCCAGCATGGTCCACGAAGCCCGTTTGGGTAAGGGCTGGCTTAGTGGGAGTTATCAGCGTTTCAACAACCTTGGCGACATCAAAGAACCCGTAGTTGGTACTGGGCAGTTTGTCGCACTTGAGCCGTGCAAGGGTCGTCCCTGCTGGGTTCTTCACATCGCAGACGTACCTGTAATTGGTTTGTGCAGTCAGCGAACCGCTGACTTTGAAAAGCATCTTGTTGTAAACGGGTGTAGCCACTTGGGGCGACCCTGATAGGACGGTTGTTGCCATTTTATAGTTTGGTTGCTACGCTTATGGATTTGCCAAGGGTTTCAGCGATTGTGTTCACCAAAACGTCTATCATTTCGGGGGATAGGGCGTTAGACATGAAGTTCGTGGCCCGTGTGCCTCGCTGGAATACCCAGTAAGCGACCGACCTGCCATCCACCAACCCTTGCTCTTGCTTGGTCCGCATCCGCTTGAGTTCACGGGAATAGGTTGGCACAACAGGAATACCCTTGTTGGCAATCCAGTCGGCCATGGCTTGAGCAGGCGGGAACTTGTCCCGATATTGGAATGGCGACCTCGGAGCCTTTGCGCTTGAGGACTTGCCTCGCACCCCTTGGTCAACATACTTCCAATAGGGGTTAGCCATGATAGCCACGACGATTTGCTTTGCGGATAGTTCGATGTCTTCGGGGGCGATGGATGCCGATAGCGTTCCCCCTGCATTTGCGTTGGCTGCTTCGAGGTTCTTCTTCGCAAGTTCAATGACCCGTTCAATCCACTTGACCAGCACATCATGTGCCGGGGACTTGCCTCCACCCTTGGGGCCTGCGATTGAACCAATGCCCTCAAGAGCGGTTTGGTCGATGCCTTTCATCGAACCGCTGCCGAACTTACCTACGGGTTGCCCATTGGCGAGTATGGTTGTTTCCATGTGGGTAAATGTCCCCCGTGCTGGAATGTGTAGTCAGGACAGGAATCGAACCTGTGTGTGAGCCTTCCGAGGACGCTTGAACATCCATTACTGGAGTCAGTCTGTATCTCACCTGCTTTTTCGTGCGTCTGCCATTCCGCCACCTGACTAACGCAAATATACTACTTTCGTCTTGCTCTTTCAGCCTCCATCCGTTCCGCTTCCAAAATATCGTGAATCAGCAGAGCGTAGTTCAAGAACTCCACCGCCTTCATAGCGAAGATGGCATCGAACTTCAGCACATCCTTGTTTGCCATCCGCCAGACGACCATGAGCCATCCGTATCCTGCGAGAGGGCTTACGTCAACCCCTCGGCCTTCGTCATCAGGTGCTTGGAATAGTCGCTCAAAACTTTCAAGTAGGACTCTGAACTTAGCAAAAAAAAACTGACAACCCCCCAAACGTCGCCCACCTTGGCGTGTTTCTTCATCAGTTCGGCTCGCTCGGCATGGGCAGCCCCGTCGTACTTTTTCGGGAAAAATCCGAATAGACCGCCCTCACGGCACAAGGTCGCCATTATCCGGTGAAGGTTCTGCAACAACTGCTTCTCGTCGGTCGTGTTGATGTCCATGAGTTCAATCAACTGCCCAGCGGTAAGTTCATCCGTGAAGACCGTCGGAATCCACCACTTGCCACCGGCTTTGAACTTTCGCTTGTAACCCAATGCCGGCAATGCGTTCCACTCGCTTATGATGGCCTTGTAGCGCTTTAGTACGCTCTTGGCGGACATCTCTCGGACAAGTGATATATCGACCCCCTCAACGATTGCGACGACCCCTGCACGCTTGTCGTAGTCCCCAAGGACGCTGCTGAACTCAATGGCTCCGATGCGTTGGAACTGGTCGATGGTGAGGTCTTGGAGTTTCATAGTTTCAGGAAGGTTTTGTAGGACGATGCCGACGATGCCGATGCAAGGTACTGGCTGAACTCCTTATCAGCCTTGCGTTCTTTCTCCGAATAGTACCAAGGAATGTGCCTCGCTGACTCAAGCAACGAAACCCCACCGATGAAGTACTCCTGCCGATTGTAAACAGCAAAGGTCGTGTCGATAGGCACGTCAACTCTCGCTGCCATGATGACCCGTGAGTTACGCTGACGAGTCGCTTCGTAATTGTTAACGTGAGTGTAGTACGACGACCTTGGAGGCACGTCATCCCATCGGAGCGACAGGCCCACCTTGCCTGCTTGGGGGAATTGTTGCAACCACTGCAAGCACATGGGAATCGTCCGCTTGCTGGTCTTGTAAAGGTCAAGGTCCGGGTCTGTAACCGCATAGAACGGCTCGCCCAGTTGTTGCACCAAGTCCGAAGTCCATGGGGCTTGATGGCCCAAGTTTTCGCCAAGCATTACGACCTTGCAAGGGTTGGTGGCGTACCACTCCAGCAAAGGCTCGTAGGTTGAACCGTTGTCCACGATGTAAATGTCCCCAATCCCTTCCCACTTGCTCAAATCTCTGACCATCGCCTTAGGCCATGTCAGCAGGTTGCGGTTGTTAATGATGACGGGGATGCCCATGGCTCAATAGGGCTTGACAATAAACCAAGAATCGCTTTGTGGTTCTTCGCTTGGGGTGAAAGGTTTACCGAACTCTGCAAGGGCTTGGGCTACCCCCGAAAGGGAACGGTCATGTCCGCATAGCAAACCACCCGGCTTAACCTTCGCCCAATAATTTGTGATGTCGTGCAAGGCCCATTTGTAGGAATGGTCCCCGTCGATGTAAATGAAGTCGAAGGATTCATCAGCAAGGAACTCCAAGGCTTTGTCCGAGTAGTCCTTAATGATGTCAACCCGGTCAACGTATGGCTTCAATCGCTCAAAGGCGACGTATTCATGGCCTTTCATTGTGTTTCCATCAATGAAACCCCACCAATCTTGATAACCCTCGAACGGGTCAATAGCCGTTAGGTGTAGGTTTGGGAACTTGTCAAGAAGCCTCTCGGAATTGTGGGCTTCCCATACGCCTATCTCGATTCCCTTGATAGGTCGGTCGGTTGGGATGTGTTGGTACATGGTTAAAATGTGATTACAAACTTTTCGGGACCCGGCCATCCGGGGTTGGAGTCGTGGACCTTGGTGTCGGGTTTCTTGCCAATCCAATGTTCGGCTTGCCAGCGGTGTTCTCGTACAGGCTCACCCAGTTCCTTGATGTGGGACGACTTGGCCCACCAATAAGTACCGCCAAAGTAGGGGTAGCCTTCGGGGTTGTTGTGGTCAGCCATGTGAGGGAACTGCTCCTTGGTAATCCAATGGCATCCCACCGCATCCACGTCTTCCAGCAGTTGAAGGCAGCGTTCCCAAGCGACCACGTTGAAGAAGGTCATACTTCGATTCCAAAGTTGGTTTATCAAAGACGGGTCGCTTGCCCCCTTGGTGTGAGCGTACAGGTACACGGCTTCCTCTTCCTGCGAGGCCCGGTACATTTCAGTCAGCGTCGCCTGCTCCCAAGCGTTGGTCCGTGTTACCACGACCTTGACCTTATCGGCCACCATCGAGTTCTCAAGGACTTCCTTGACCGTCTTGCGTTGTTCAGGTGGACCGACGATGCCGACTCTTATCTCGTCAAGGACGTTGATGAGGCCGTAATTGCAGACCGCCATCATGTGCTGGTTTAGAATTAACTGCCAGTTCCCTCCGCAGTAAATGTGATAGTAGTGGATGACTTTCATAAGGTCCAAAGGAGGGTTAGAAGGGTGAGGATGAAGAAAACGGCTGCAACCGTCTTCCCGATTTCGATGAGCAGGTCAATGATGCGTTCGGGGTTCATGCCCCAAAGTTACACAACAACATACTTCCCCGAGTTACTGACCCTTAACTTGTTGAGTGCCACGTACCGCATCGCATCGCAGGCGTGGTTGAACGAGTCAATCGGAACCCCCGTGTTCTTGCCCTCTTTGTCGGTGGCCCAAGTGTAGGAGCGCAGTTCTTTGATAAGGTTTGTGCTGTCCTTGGTTACCTGCAACTTGAACCGCTTGAGAATGTCTATGCCGTTCCTGACCGAATCGGGACCCTTTTCCGCTGGCTTGATGTTGAATCCAAGTCGATAGATTTCCTCGATGCTCTTGGGTTCTGCTGAATCGGCAACGATTTCCCAAGCCCTTGTGATGCCCAGCGACCGCAGTTTGTCTGCGATGTCTTGGTTCGTGAGGCCTGTTGCGTAGAGCAGTTCCTGAATCAGCAGGCAGTCCCCTTGCCGGTAGATTGCTACGAGTGCGGTTGGGTCGTTGCTAAAGCCCCAGTCAAGCCCTAAGGCGACGAATTTCGCTCGGCTGACATCGATACCCTCCACGACCTCGAAGTCCTCGTATATCGCACCTTGGAGCGTTCCGACCTGACCGAGGCCATACACCTTCCACCAGTTCGCCCAGTACGCAGAGGTTTCGGCTTTGGTGCGGTTTAGTTCAATGTCCCTCTTGATAGTATCGGGCAGAGCCTCGTTGTCCTGATAGGTCAGGATAAGCAGTTCGGAATCCGCTTCCCTTAGGACCTCCGTATGCGCCCAAAATTCGTGGGTCGGGTTGAAGTCGATGTAGATGGCCTCGCTGGTACGGATGGCTAACTGGTAGTAGGATTCAAAGTCGATGTTGTTCGCCTCGTTGATGAACAGGACCTGCCTTCTTGCACCCCGGAGCCTTGCCTCTTGGTCAGCCGAGAAAAACTCAATCGTGCTACGGTTGGCGAACTGGTAGGTCAGCAGGGTCTTGTTCCACCTTGCCGGAACGAAGATGCCCTTCGCAATCATTATCTTGATGAAGTCCCGAATCGCACCCCTCCGAAGGTGAGGCACGGTTTCCCCGACAATGCTGATTTCGGTCTTCTTCCTGCAAGCCTGTTTGATTAAAACGCAAAGGATGCTGAAGGTCTTGGATGCCGATGTCCCTCCTTGAATGACCCTCTTGCGTTGGGTCAGCGATTCAATCTTCCGCTTGGCGGTGGTGTTTATGATCTTCATTCATCCTCGGTCCATTGTTCAATAAAGACCTGATTCTCCTGCTTGTCCACAAGTCCAAGCAACCTTGATGCAATGTTGCCAGCGTATATCCCTGCACTTGACCCCTCCAGCATATCCTTGTCGCAGGTTGCCCTTATGCGTGAAATGATAGGGATAAATTGCTTGTGGTGTTCGTGTTCGGCCTTTTGATAAAGCGATAAATCAAAACAAACACCATTCTCCGCAAGCCATCCCTCAAAACCTCGAAAGGTCAATGGCCTTTCTTTTCTGCGATAAATCTCTTTTCCATCCTTCCCGACATAATCATGAACTTGGTATGGATTGGCCTTATTCTCGGCTCGATACTGCTCAAACGCAGCCCATAGTTCTTCCGGAGTATTCCAAATTGGGGGTCGGCCTGCCATTAGTATTCGATTTTGTCGATTAGGTCGCTAATCTTGTTTACGATTTTCATTTTCACTTCGTACTGGTTCGGGGCATTGGATTCATCCACCGCTCCGATGCAGTCGCAGAGGGTCGTAATGACCATCATCAGCGAGTCCATCCGAGCCTGCACCTGTGCCTCGTCATCCTTAGCCTTCGAGTTCGCCAAGTTCCCGGAGTTTATTCCTGCTCCATGATAAAGCAGACTTACCGCCCCACAGGAGGTAGGAGATGTATCCGCAGTCGGAGGTGTCGTCAGCGTTGTCGTAGTAGGTTTCTGCCCTTGATAGGTAGGAGTGCATCCGCTTGATGGTTTCAACCGAGATAGGTTCACCCTTGGACAAAGTGGCTGCACGAACTTTGCCTGTCTGCGTCGCACACTTGTTCCCGTTCCTTTCGTTGAGTTCTATTCCCCTCTTTGCATTGGCCCGAATCTCTTGGCCGTAATCCGAATAAGACTCGAACTGCTGCCTCTTGTGATTCTCCCACGTTGAGCCACAAACCGCAAGCCGTTGAGCCGTATCGGGGAACTCCGCATTGGCCTCGTTATTGCTCATGCAGCGACCGATGAAGCCTTCTCTTGACTCGTTATCCTTCGGGATTGGTAGGGGCATTGCTTAGGGGTATGGTAACGGTGTTTTGGTTTACTTCAAGGAACAAGTCCGCTTGTAGGTAAATGTATTGAAGAGCCGATTTTACGCAGTCGGCACACCACCAATTCGTAGGGGGTCGTCCGTGAGCCGTGAGTATGGCTTGCAGTTCGGCAACAGCATCGGGTGGCAGTCGCATGGTCAGCGATGCCACATATTGGTCCCAGTACTTGCGGTGCTTTTGGGCAACGATGAACTGGTCGTTGGTCATTTGAAGGTCCATTCCCGAATGATAATTGCGGTGGCTGAAGATGCAAGGCCGAGGATTGGGGCCAAGTACCATTGGCAGGTCGGCAGGGTCAGCAAGACCCCAAGCCAAAAACCAAAGCAGGTCATGCACGAAAAAGGCTTCCGCTTGGCGAAGGGCAGAGCGTAGAACCACTGGGGCAGGACCCGGAACTCCACGACCGCAAGGGTCGCTAAAGCACTAATCAGGATTGGAAAAACCAGTATATCCATTTGCTTCGATTGCGGTTTTGATTTTGGCCTTGGCCTGTTCGATAGAGTAAATTATTGACCTGTACGGAATGCCTGTTTCCCTTGACATGGCCTTCATGTTGCCCGTCTGCATAAGCAGATTCAGCAGTTCTTTGTCGTAAGGGAACGCTCCGTCTTTGGCCCAAGAGTCCATCTCGCTTTGTGCGATGGCCCAAAGGTCGTCAAGCAGGGAGTCGTAGTCCTTGCTTAGTTCTTGGGTTTCGGGGTCCACCTCGACTCGCTC